TGAGAAAGGTCGCACCGTGAGAGCGTCAGAAATTTTTGCTGGATTCCAGGTGTATCGCGCACAGGTCAAGGTCAAGCATCCTGACTACAGCATGAGTGTTGACACCGCTGTATTTGCCAAGTCTCCTGCCATGGCAAGACTGTTGTTGCAGGCACAGTACGGTAAAGATTCTGTGGTCAGCAATGTCACAAGGATTTCATGATGCAGACATTCGAAGTTGGAGCTACCTGTCTTGTGTTCTGCGAGTGGTATCACCGGCCCCCGCGTTATCGTATCTATGTGGCTGACGAACTGTTTTGTGAACGCACCTGGATCTGGGAAGGTGTTTACCTTGAAGAAAATCTCACGCTGAATGCCGAAGCTGGCAAATATCGTGTGCGACTAGAAATGGTTGACCCCGAGCACAGCAAAATACGCTTGCAGGATCTTGCAGTGAGTTACGGGCCTGCCATAATTGCCAACGATGGCAGCATACAGATCTATGTCCCGGAGGAAGCCAATGCGACTGCATGAAATAACAGAAAATGTATCAACCACATCAGCAGCCATTGCGCCTGTGACCATGCCCATGGGCACGATATCAAGAATGGGCGGAAATCTGTTGTCAGGTAAATATGCTATGAAAAATGCGGCGCCGGTCATGGCTGCCAAACCAAGGAAAAAACGTGCTAAGTGATTTGTTGAAACAGCTTTTGGCCAGTAATTTTGCCTACTATCTCAAGGCCCACATGTTCCACTGGAATGTGGAAGGTCCTGATTTCGCACAATTGCATGAATTCTTCAGTGAAATCTATCAAGATGCTTATGGTGCCACCGATCAGATGGCTGAATATATTCGAACCTTGGATGACTATGCACCAGGCAGCTTTGAACGCTTTCAAGAGCTCACACAGATCAGCGGTCAAACCAAGGTGCCCAGAGCACAGCTCATGCTGGAAGAATTAAAAGTTGATACCGAGCGCATGATTGAACTTGTGATGCAGGTGTTTGAATTGGCACAGCAAGAACGTCGTGAAGACATTGCAAACTTCATGGCCGAACGTCAAAGCGCACACGGAAAATATCTGTGGCAGATTCGCAGTTTTCTCAAGACACAACGAGCATGAGTAACGACATAAGATCACTGTTGGAAAAACTGTCTTTGCTGGAAGCCAAGATCACTCCGGTCAATGTCAAACACGGACTCAACAAACAACAGCAGTCAGTGCCGCAGTTGCCGGCGCTGTTCAAACCCAAAGATATCAGTCCGGTGCTGCGCAAGAAAAAAGATCCAAAACATCCTGCCGCAGGTTACATGGTAGGCGCAGACGAAAGCGTTGAGCCACGAGCCAGCCTGGCTGAAACCATGGCTGACATCGAAGAAGATATGTTGAGCAAAGTCAAACGCGACTTTGTAGACTATCTTGACGCCATGCGTGATCGTCATCACGAAGAACTGAAATCGCGTGAACGATCTGACACAGATCTAAAATCTCGCGATGTTCGGGACCGTAGTTTCACAGCACGTGACTCCGAAGTCAGTGAAACTGATCAGGACACTGCCACTGGTCCTTACAGTGCTACCCTAAGCACACCGGACGGTGCCACACCTCCGCATCCCGCTGACAGCGAAGTTGGTCACGAAATTGGTGACAAGATTGCCGCAGATCTCACAGCACCCAACAGTCCGGTGAAAACCATGACCATGGAAGACGGATCTGTGTTTGAAATACACGGCGACGAAGATCAGGGGTTCCGTATCCGTCGCGGCCAAAACGAACTGCCTCACAAATTTAACACCATTGATCATGCAGACATGGCAGTGCGTCTGTACCAAAAACACAAACAAAAACAAAACCAAGCTCAAGATTACATTGAGGAAAAGTGAAGTTTGACTCCAAATTGCATTGACTATATCACAATAACCTGTTATAGTAGCTGTGTTTTAATTAGGAGACAACAATGACATCTCGAGTGTTTACCAGTGAACAAAAAGCCAAACTTACCCAGGTAGTCAACGAAGGCATGCAGGTTATGATGGAGGTTGAAACTCTGCAGGGCGGACTGTCTGACACTGTCAAGGCCGTGGCCGAAGAACTGGAAATCAAACCAACCATTCTCAAGAAAGCAATCAAAATTGCCTACAAGTCAAGACTGGGCGAAGAAAATGCCGATCACGAGGATCTCAACACCATTCTTGAAACCGTGGGCAAAACTCTGTAACAATGCCTTACCAGGTTTTTCAACACTGGGATAGACTCAAAACTTGTGTGGTTGGATCCAGTTACGATCCTGAGTTTTATGACTGGATCCAAGACACAGAAACCAGACGACGGTTTCAAATTTTGGCCGAAGAAACTGAAGAAGACTTTCAAAGCTTGATTCAGTTGTTGCAGAGGTTCGATGTTACTGTGGTGAGACCCAACGATCCACAGCAGAGCCAGATTGGACATCGCTGGGTACCTCCTCCGGTAACTCCCAGAGATTATTTTGTCATGATTCATGACCGTCTGTGGGTGCCCAGTGAACCCAATCAAGTTCACTCTGTCAAGGCATTTGAACGTCAAACAGAACTGGACTGGCACCAATGGCACCAACAGGATTGGGCACTGCATCAGGCCAAACTGACCTGTTATCAAAACATATTTGATCAGGTGTCACAACAAGGCAATGAAATATGCCGCACCGATCTTGATGTTGTGAGTGGCTGTTTTGTAACAAGACTGGGTCAGGATCTGTATTTTGCCACACAGCGTCCAGATGAGGATCAATCTCAATTGCTTGATCGTGTCAATACTGTATTTCCACACACTCGCAATCGCATTGTTGATGCTCAAGGGCACGGTGATGCCACTTACTGTGCTGTGACACCTGGCCTAATCGTGAGTCTGCGTGACGTACCCACTTATGCAGATACTTTTCCAGACTGGGAAGTGGTGTATCTTGAACCCAGTGACTTTGCCAACACCAGGCAGTTTCGAGACTGCATGAAGCTCAATCGTGGCAGATGGTATGTGCCAGGATTCGAACAAGATGCCAATCTGCGTCACATTGTGGAACACTACTTTGACTCCTGGGTGGGCCATGCAGCAGAAACTGTGTTTGATGTCAATATCTTGGTGATAGATCAACACAACATCGTGGTCAGTAGTCATTGTGATGCAGTTGAGCAGGCCTGCGCTCGTTACGGAGTTGAAGTGCATGTGTCGCCTTTCAGGCACAGGTACTTCTGGGATGCTGGTATACACTGCGTCACCAACGATCTTGATCGTGATGGCACGATACAAAAATATTTCTCTTAGATGATATTACTCCTGGGCACAAGTGATCTAGCTCACGCCATACAACAGCAGCTATCTGAACCCGCCGTGATTGTTGGGCGTCCCATATACGATTTTTCCCTACAGAGTGATTGTGATCGTGTGGTTCAAGATCATACTCCCACTGTGGTTGTCAACACCGTGGCAGTGAACGAACACCATGATGCTTGGCAGATATTGACAACAAACTTTGTCAGTGCAGCATATCTTACCTTGGGATTTTACCACAAGATGCAACAAGGACAGATCATAAACATTAGCAGCACTAGCACATATTGGGTATCATACCCCAACATTTCAAGTCAACGTTTGTGTTATAATGCAAGCAAGGAAGCACTGTCACAGTTTGGTCGCCACTTCAATCGAAAAATTGTAGATGACAATGGGCCAGTGACAGTGAGCACTGTGGAACTGGGCTCATTCCCCAGTCGTTTCAACGGACACCAAGGAACCATGAGTATAGAAAAAGCCGCGGCTGTGGTGTGCGACTGTATTCGTAATCCGCGCACAGCCGTATCTATAATTAAGTGAGCAGATAGAATGGCCAGGCGGCCACAAGTGGAGAACTATGAGTTACATTGACGCACTGTTTGATCGTGAACACGATCGCATTCATGTTGTAGAACGCATCAAAGGCCAACGCAGATATCAGGAATATCCAGCCAACTATGTTTTTTACTACGACGATCCTCGAGGCAAGTTTCGCAGCATCTATGACACACCAGTGTCAAGATTCAGCACACGCAACAACAAAGAGTTTCGCAAAGAAGTTCGCATGCACAGCAGTAAACAACTGTATGAAAGCGACTTCAATCCCATTTTTCGTTGCCTAGAAGAAAACTACAAAGATCTAGACGCTCCAGAACTGAACACAGCAATCTTTGACATTGAGGTTGCCTTTGATCAAGAACGCGGCTTTTCACCTGTGGAAGATCCGTTCAACCCCATCACTGCAATATCAGTGTACTTGGACTGGCTGGATCAACTGGTGACCTTTGCAGTACCGCCCCGTCACATGAGTCAGGCCACAGCACAGGAAATTGCCGAGCAGTTTGACAACACCATGATTTTTGACAGTGAGGCAGAAATGCTCAAGGCGTTTCTTGATCTCATTGACGATGCTGATGTGCTCACAGGTTGGAACTCAGAAGGCTATGATATTCCCTACACCGTGAACCGAGTGACTCGTGTGCTGAGTCGTGACGACACTCGCAAGTTCTGTCTCTGGGGACAGTTTCCCAAACAGCGAACATTTGAAAGATTTGGTGCCGAACATCAGACCTATGACCTGGTGGGGCGTGTACACATGGATTACATGCAACTGTATCGCAAGTACACCTATGAAGAACGCCACAGCTACAGTCTTGATGCCATTCTAGAATACGAAGGATTGGAAGGCAAGACCAAGTACGAAGGCACATTGGACCAACTCTACAACAATGACTTCAAAAAGTTCTTGGAGTACAACCGACAAGACGTCAATGGTATTGCACAGATGGACAAGAAACTGCGATTTCTTGATCTGGCCAACGAACTGGCACATGCCAACACTGTGCTGCTACAGACAACCATGGGTGCTGTGGCTGTGACCGAGCAGGCCATCATCAACGAAGCACACGAACGTGGCATGGTGGTGCCCAATCGCAAGCAACGTCTCACTGATGACGACACACAGGCTGCTGGCGCTTATGTGGCCTATCCCAAGAAAGGTGTACACGAGTGGATCGGCAGTGTTGACATCAACAGTCTGTATCCCAGTGCAATTCGTGCCTTGAACATGGGTCCAGAAACCATTGTGGGGCAACTGCGTCCACACATGACCAGTCGTCACATCAAGGAGCGCATGGCCAGCGGCATGAGTTTTGCTGCGGCCTGGGAAGGCCTGTTTGGCAGTCTTGAATACTCAGCAGTGATGAATCAAGAACGTGGCACTGAGATCACCATTGACTGGCAGGATGGAACAGAAACTGTACACAGTGCTGCCGAAGTATGGAAGATCATGTTTGACAGCAACCAGCCCTGGATGCTCAGTGCCAATGGTACAATCTTTACCTATGAGAAAAAAGGTGTGATACCCGGCTTGCTGGAACGCTGGTATGCCGAACGCAAAGAAATGCAGGCCAAGAAGCGTGAAGCCACCGACAAAAAAGCGGAAGCATTCTGGGACAAGCGTCAGTTGGTCAAGAAGATTAACCTCAACAGCTTGTATGGCGCTATTCTCAATCCTGGTTGCAGATTCTTTGACAAACGCATTGGTCAAAGCACCACACTGACAGGTCGTGCCATTGCACGACACATGGATGCACACATCAATGAATGTCTCACCGGTGTTTATGATCACATGGGCGATGCAGTGATCTATGGTGACACAGATAGCTGTTACTTCTCGGCCTGGCCAGTGCTCAAGAAAGAAGTAGAACAAGGTCGCATGACCTGGAGCAAAGAGTTTTGTATTCAGCTCTATGACAACCTGGCCGAACAGGTCAACGATTCATTCCCGGCTTTCATGGAACAGGCTTTTCACTGTCCGCGAGACATGGGCAGCCTGATCAAGGCCGGTCGTGAAGTGGTAGCTGACCGTGGTTTGTTCATAACCAAGAAACGCTACGCAGTCAACATCATTGATCAGGAAGGCACACGCAAAGACGTGGCCGGCAGTCATGGCAAGGTCAAAGCCACCGGACTTGATCTCAAGCGCAGTGACACTCCCAAAGTGATCCAGGACTTTTTGCTTGATGTGTTGATGCAGCTTTTGTATGGAGAATCACGCGAGGCCATTGTGGAGAAAATTAGAGACTTCAAATATGAATTCACAGAAAGGCCTGGTTGGGAAAAAGGATCTCCCAAACGTGTGAACAATCTAACAGCCTATGCTAAGAAAGAAGAACGCGAAGGCAAAGCCAACATGCCCGGACATGTACGTGCAGCTCTCAATTGGAACACACTGCGGCGCATGAACAGTGACAACTACAGCATGCAGATTGTGGATGGCATGAAAGTGATTGTGTGCAAACTAAAAAACAATCCCCTGGGCTGGACCAGCATAGCCTATCCCACAGATGAACTGCACTTGCCTGCCTGGTTCCGTGAATTGCCGTTTGATGATCAAGAAATGGAGAACACCGTGGTTGATCAAAAATTAGACAATCTCTTGGGCGTGTTGGATTGGGATCTGGCTGCGGCCACCAACACACAGAACACATTCACATCACTGTTTGACTTTTCATGACTCTTCAAGATATTGTTGCCTTTTGCAATCAACTGGAACAGATAGATGTAACTGCCAATGCCAGTCAGACAGTGCGAGACCTAGCAGCCACGGTATACACAGTGATTCACAGTCCGGTGCAATCTCAAGACTTGGCGCAACAGTTAGATGCCAAGTGTCAAGAAATTCATCTCAACCTGCATCAGTTTGATGAAATAATCAAAACCATACATCGCAATCTCATGACTGTGATAGCAGCCAATGATGCCCGCTGCATACAGGAAGATCAAGATCGATACCAACAAGAAAAAGGAATAGATACTGCTGCATCAATCATGGGGCGATCAGTGTCAGTCACAGATCAGGTCCTGGAGAATATTTCAACTCGCATCAAACTTCTAAGCACCTGGCAGTGGCCTGGCATGATTTTTAGACCCACTGCAGATGAGTGGATGCAGCCCGTGGTCACGCTTGATCCCTTGTATCTAGTTGACAACTACCAAGAGATCTTCACACCGTTCATGAATCAGTACAGTGAACTGTATCAACGTAGATTGCGACCATATGTGATTGAAGATCCAGAAAATCAACCAGCACTTGAAAAATTGCCCAACAATCAATTTGGATTTGTATTGGCCTATAATTTTTTCAACTATAAACCCTTGCCTTTGATTACAAAGTATATTTTAGAACTGTTTGAAAAATTGCGCCCTGGCGGCAGCCTAATCATGACTTTCAATGATTGCGACATTGCACAAAACATGGGTCTATTTGAAAATCGATTCATGATGTATCAACCCTGGAGATTGCTGGAGCCTGCTGTTCGAACAGCTGGTTTTGAAGTTGTCAGCATCAATCGAGAAGGCGGCGACATGGTATGGTGTGAACTGCGCCGACCAGGTGATTTAACCAGCATTCGCGGCGCACAGACCTTGGCCAAAATTGTTGTAATTTGACGTTGCGGTCTATATAATACACACAAGGAGAATTTTATGAAAGACTATCTAAAAGACTTAGTTGAACACACTTATGATCTTGGTTTCATTGACATCATCAAGATCATTGGCGACGACAAATCCACGCAAATCAAAGGTTTGCCTGAAGACCAAAGCGTGGTTGTAGAAGCCGAATTCAAGAATCCGCTACCGGAGTTCATTGGTACATTTGGCATGCCTAATCTGGCCAAGCTCAAAACACTGTTGTCATTGCAGGAATATGGCGAAGGGGCCAAGATATCCTTGACACAACGCAGCACAGGAGAACCCGATGGCATTGCGTTTGAAAATGCAGCAGGCGACTTCCGCAACAACTACAGATTCATGAGCGAAGGTGTGGTCAATGAAAAAGTGAAGTATGCCAAGTTCCGCGGTGTGACCTGGGACGTTGAATTTCAGCCCACCAATGCTGCTATTCAGCGACTGAAATGGCAGATGGCTGCCAACAGTGAGGAGCCCAACTACCAAGCCCGTACTGAGAATGGAGACCTAAAGTTTTTCTTTGGTGATCACAGCACTCATGCTGGCAACTTTGTGTTTCATCCCGGAGTGTCAGGCGAGCTCAAACGTGCTTGGTCATGGCCTGCCAAGAAGTTTGCTGCTATCATGGATCTCACTGGAGACAAGACTGTGAGAATCAGTGATGGCGGTGCCACGCAGATCACTGTGGATTCTGGCTTGGCTGTTTACAACTATATCTTGCCAGCACAAACCAAATAATGACACCCGGTCACAAACCACTAGAAGATTCTGCTGTTCGCAAAAGAATGTTTGAACTTCTTGCCAACACAACAGAATCTGATGTTGCTGACAACTCGTGGAAAACTGAAAACTATACCGATGCTGTGATCTCCTGGATGCGAGATCATCCCTTGAACAAACTGCAAGGTCTAGATCAGTTCCCCCATCGTGCTTATTCGGCCGGCAGTGTTGATGCCATCATCAGCTTTGTGCATCGACACGGTGCCAAACGAAGACTGAGATTCAGTCAGGCTGAATTTGTCGCAGCAAAAATTGCCAGTCAGTCAGCTGAATTTGAATGGAGTTTTCTAGAACACGGGCCCATCGAACACAACGATGCTGTCATGATCAGTGCGCCATTTTCCGGTTCAGGCAACATGCACACAGACTTTGAAGCCATGCTTGATTGCTGCGACAGCATGGATGTGCCGGTATTCTTGGATCTCAGTTATTGGCCCATCAGTCACAGCGTTACACTGGATTTATCACGACAGTGTGTGAAAGAAGTGGCCTTCAGTCTCAGCAAGCCTCTAGCAACTCAACTGCGCCTGGGCTTGAGACTGACTCGCACACATGTTGATGACATGCTGCAAGTCAACAGCGACTTGAAAATTTACAATCGTGTGGCTGTGAGTGTGGGCATGCGGCTCATGAAAGAATTTTCCATAGACTGGCTGCTGTCTAAATATCTTTATCGCCAGGTTGAAGTATGCAACACGCTAGGTATTGAACCAACCAACACTTTTACACTGGCACAGGGTGATGCAGATCTGCATCGTGAATACAACAGAAACGGCTACAACAGAATATGTATTACTGATGAAATCACTGACTTTTGACAGCGACTATATTTTGTACAGTCGCATTGATCTTGATTGGAAACAGGTGAATCAAGATCTTGTGGAATATCTTTATGACCAGGAGCATGAATACAGTCTCCTAGATGACATGAGCTACAACGATGCTCTAGGCAAAGAACAGCGGGCTCATGCACAATTTGGTTATACTGTACACAATACTCGCATTTGGAAAACCACAAATCGTGAGCCCAAGTTGACATTTGCCTGGGAACAAGATATAATACAGCAATTGCCTTTGGACCATGCTGTGGCCACAGTGACTCGACAACGTTGCGGCCAAGTGTTGCCCTGGCACCAAGATCGTTTTTACATGCTGCGTAAACTACATCCAGATGACACTAGACCCGTCTGGAGATTTCTACTGTTTCTGGAAGATTGGAAAACCGGACACTTTTTGCAGGCCGGAGACAGTGTGATACATCACTGGCAGCGTGGAGACTGCATTGTGTGGCAGCCTGACACTTGGCACCTCAGTGGCAATATTGGATGTGAAACAAAATGGACTTGCAACATCACAGGATTTTTACGCAATGACTGATCAACATGACCTAACTGCTAGACAGCAAGATTATGCAATTTTTCTTCCGGCTGTCAGCAGTTTCTACAGTACCTATATCGGCCGGCAAAGATTTGAAAATTATGTTGATCCTGCTCGCATGCCCCAAGCCATGCCTGACATGGAACAGATGAATTTTCTCAATCCTGGCAAGGCACTATTCCCTTATCGTTGGAGCCTTTACTCAGCTGGACATGCCGATCTAGATCTTACCAAACACAATCCCAAAGAGGACATGCTGCGCAGTCGCGATCCCGGCAGCACACTGCTGTGCGACTCAGGTGGATTCCAGATTGCCAAGGGTGTATGGGAAGGTGACTGGAAGGCCAACTCAGGTTGCGCCAAGGCACAGAAAAAACGTGAGGCTGTGTTGAAGTGGCAGGATGGCATGGCCACATATGGACTCACACTGGATATTCCCACATGGACCAGCAAATGGCCTGGCTCAAGTGCCAAGACCGGCATCTACAACTATCAAGACGCGGTTGACGCCACCATCTACAACAACGACTATTTCATTGCCAACCGACGCGGTGTGGCCGAAGGCGGTGCTAGATATCTCAACGTGTTGCAGGGTGCAGATCACGGCGAAGCTGATTCATGGTACGAAACCATGAAACACTACAGCGATCCTGCACGTTACCCTGGCAGACACTTTGACGGCTGGGGCATGGGTGGTCAGAACATGTGTGACGTGCATCTTGTGCTCAAGCGTATTGTGACCCTGATACACGATGGTTTGTTGCAGCCTGGCGTACATGATTGGATGCACTTCCTGGGTACATCCAAACTGGAATGGGCTTGCTTGCTCACTGACATCCAACGTGCAGTGCGCCGCTATCACAATCCCAACTTCACAATATCGTTTGACTGTGCATCACCATTCCTGGCCACTGCCAATGGTCAGTTGTACTATCAAAGCATATTCCCCAATCGTGGCAAGTGGACCTATAGAATGGCACCCACAGCAGACAACAAACGCTATGCCACAGATCAGCGTTCGTTCCGTGATGCTGTGTTGCAGGATGGTATTCATTCGGTATTTGATGATTCGCCCATATCACAGCGACTCAAGATCAGCGACGTCTGTGTGTATGGTCCAGGTGATCTCAACAAGCTGGGCAAGGAAGGCAAGACCTCTTGGGACAGTTTCAGCTATGCACTCATGATGGGCCACAATGTGTGGCATCATATCAATGCGGTACAAACAGCCAATGAACTGTATGATCAAGGCAGCAAACCTGAAATGTTGGCAGGACAAAACAGCAGCGACTACGACTTCCGCAACATTGTGGAAGAAATTTTTCATCATCAAGATCGCGAGCGCAGTCTTGCCGCAGTAGAATACTATCGCAGCACCTGTGATCTAATCATTGGCACTCGAGGCAACACTGGCAAACGCATGTTCAGTGCAAAACCCATGTTCACATCCTTGTTTGACACTGAAGACACGCCTGTTGATGACAACAGCGACGACTTAGACATTGATAAACTTGACGAATTGGAGGCCACACTGTGAACAGACAAGGACACGAAGATACCAAATTTTTTGTTGGTGAGGAAATTGAACACACCCCCGCACATGGACTGAGGACTCTGTTCGTGGTAGGACTACAGAATCACAATGACATTGTCAAGGCCATGGAAGATGCCAAAGCCAACGGTGCTGTGCATCACATCTACTTCGGTGCCAATCACAGTTTTCCAAACGGTCGTGCTGACAGCAAGGATTGGGATCAATGGGAGGACATGATACGGCCATTTTTGGAACAGGGCGTGTGGTGTACTCTTGACATTGATGTTGCTGTGGTAGAAGATCTTTTGGAAACTGTACTCACCGAGTACATCATGTTTATTCCCATGATTTCGGTCAAACTGCCCTATGTACAACAACTGGGATATAATGCTACAATAAAGCTTGATGACAAAGATTTTGCAGCAACCAATCCTGGAGTTTGGTGTCACCGAATACACAATCTCACTAGACCCAGTGCATTTACTCACTGGAACCAATACAGCAAGGACCAAACACTATGATAGATCAACATCAACAGGCCTTGGCCGAAACACAACAGCGCAGATTGGATGCTGCCACAAGAAGAATCTGGGTCACCTTCCGTCGTGAAGGCATCCATAAATATCCTGCAGCACTCAACGATCCACAACTGGCAACGGGAGATCAATATGATGTATCGTTTCTTGGCTATCCTCATCGCCATATCTTTCACTTCCGGGTGTCAATCGACGTATGGCACAATGACCGTGATATCGAGTTCATCCAATTCAAGCGATGGCTGGAAGCACTGTATTCAAGGGAACAAGATTGTCTGCAGTTGGACTACAAATCATGCGAGATGATTGCAGATGATCTTTACAATGCCATAGCACAACGCTATCCTGATCGAACCATTGTGATTGAAGTCAGCGAAGATGGTGAGAACGGATGTGTGATTGAATACCCTGTACAACGTGTCAACCTCACAGTGAAAATTTAATGCACACTCTGTATCTTGGGCCAAGTTGGGCGGTGCAGAGCTTTGAAACTCCGCTCGGCAATGACGCTGTCAAGACCAATCTTGCCAAAGAACTAAAATTACAAAACTATGTTGATCTGTCTAGATGTGGCGATTCCAACATGAATCAACTCAGCATGGCCAAACAGTTTCTCCAAGAGCATCAGGGACCAGCGAGAGCTGTGTTTATTACTTCTAATTCACTGCAAGATTCAGAAATTTTGCTAGACACACCCATTGAGGATTTTGCAAGATATTTCATGTGCCAGAGCGATCCTGTGGCAGTTATCAAAGCGGTTGAAATAAAATTTTATCAGCATCTTTGTGACCTAAATATTCCCGTGGCCTTGATTGGTGCTCACACAGACATCGTTGACTATGCATGGCCAGATCATATCACAGTGATTCATGCTAGTTGGCAAAATTTTCTGTTAGAACAAGGCAGAATCTCAACTCCAAGATTTTTTGGTTGGGCAGCTGAGGTAGCACATCGCTGGTTACACAACCGTATTGAAGGCCGACAAGGTCCTGAGTACACTCTTGATCTGGAAGTGCCTGTCAGCAAAGATGTGATTTTCTGCATTGATCAGGCCTTTACGTTATGGAGTAAATTAGAACGTCGTAGATTGTGGAGCAATGTACATCCCAACATTAGAGGCAACGAATTGTTCGCACAGGCCATTGGCGATTTGGTCAACCGGTGGCTTGAAAAAACCAACGATTTTATATAAACTTTATTTTTTAACAAGAGGAAACTGCCATGGGCAAGCCTGTAATCAAACCCAATCCACGTGTGGCCGAAGTTTTTCGTGATCTAGAAAAATTTTTGGATTTTTGTGTAGAATACGGATATCGTTACAATGAATCTGATCTATACAATTTCAAGAGTTATGCGTGGCAACAATACAGTAAATATCAACAAGGCAAGCCTGCCAAAAACATGTGGCGTGAAGATTCACGCAGGTTAAGCGGGCACCGTAATTGATTGATATCATGGAAACCAAACCTAAATTAACTCTAATTGGCGACAGCTGGATATATGGCACCTGGCGTAGACACGACGGCACCGTGGTGCCTGATCAACCTGGTATGAGTCGCTTGTTGTCTGCCAAATATGATGTGACTGTACATCACCCGGATTCACACACTGAAAATTTGAGAAATGGTATTTGGTCCGAACTAATGTTGGCATCAGAACTAGAGTTAGCGGGCACGGTGATTGTGTTTCAAGGCAACACTGCCAATACCTGGCAGGCTCATGCATTTGATTTCAGACATGACGAGGTGATTACAACCAGTGCCAATCTTGAAGATCTGTTTTCAAGAATTGTTGACAGCTGGTATGCAAAACTTGACAAACTTGCCGCTGCTGCTGGTATCACAATATATGTGGCAGGTGGGGCAACTGACATTGACCAAGCAGCTTTATCGCGTTATAATAATCTTGCTAATATCTGCACCAGTTGGATACAAATGATGGTTCCAGATCATGTGCCCACTGCTGTGATGTTGGGCAGTGTGCGAGATTCTTTTCGTGATCTTGAATTATCATTGCAGAGATTGGGCAGAAATGACATGGTAGAACAACTGTTGCTGTTGACAGACCCTTGGAAAAGAGCGCAGTTCATTAACAGTGGTGCTTTTACTAGTCTGTTTGATCGACCTGGGTTGTGGCCCAGCTTGACTGCTCATGACAAAATGGCCGAACACATTTTAAACTACTTTTCATAACAATGCGAAAACTCTATTACATGGGGCTCGAAAGCTACGAAGCCCGTTATACTCTTCAACTCACAGAATGGAATCGTCGTGTGTTTGATCGGCGTAAACTTGACGTGGTTTATGTTCCTGGTTTGAATCTAGACAACAGTCAAAAGATTTCAGTGGGTCAGGTCTTGGATGCTCATGGTCGCAGCTATTTTGCCATGAGCCAAATGATGAACCTAGTACGACTGATGCAACAAGGAGAAGTTAGACATGACGATGTGGTGTACTTTGAAGACATGTTTCAACCCGGCATCGAAAGCCTGCCCTATATTCTGGATCAGGTACCTGCTAGCCAGCGTCCCCGCATTTTTGTTCGTTGTCTTGCACAGGCAATTGATCCTGACGACTTTGTACATGTCTGGGGCATGGCGTCGTGGATGTCAACTTATGAAAAGATGGTGAACCACTTTGTGACTGGGGTATTGGCCACAAACGAAGAAATGGTTGCGCACATGAGAATCGCAGGTTGGACTGCTCCTATCTACAACATCAGTGGCCTGGCATTTGGCAAGACAGAAGTGCTGGAGCGCATTGGCGGTGCAGAGAACATCCGACCCTTTGCTGATCGTCCCTTGCGTGTGGGCTTTGCTGCAAGATTTGATCAAGAAAAGCAGCCAGGCTTCTTCATGGATCTAATTGAGATGACTCGTGAGCTCACGGATCTGCCTATTGAGTTCTGTGTGTACTCGGGTGGTGAACTTCGCAGCAACAATCCTGAATACATTCGTCGTGCTAGAGATCTTGAAGCACGTGGCGAACTCAAGATTTTTGATAACATTACCAAGAACGAGTATTACCAGCATCTCAACAATACTCGTGTGTTGTTTAACTGTGCCTTGCAAGACTGGGTGTCTAACACTGTGAGTGAAGCCGACACCCTGGGCAGCAATGTGTTGTATCCGGCCTATCGTTCGTTCCCAGAAACATTTGCAAACGATCCCAATCGCCTGTATGTGCCTTGGAGCATCGACGATGCCTATCACAAAATGTTGAATCTCTTGCAGGCACCACATCATAACATGGGGTTGATAAGTGACTGGAATAATGCTACTGTTGATCGTGTCGTTGATATTATACTGGGGCAGGGAGAGCAATGGAATCGCGCGGGTAATAGATATCGTGATCATGTTGCTCACGAGAAGTATCAGGTGGTAAAGGTACAATCATGAATGTAGTTGTTACAGGTGCAGCCGGTTACATTGGCGGGCAGATTGTGATTCGGCTGCTGGAAGCCGGACACACGGTGCTGGGCATTGATCACAGGCAGCCTCACAACAATCGTGTGGACGTTGCCAACGGCAAATATCATTTTGAACAGTGCGATTTTGCCACAGATCGCAGTTTCATAGCCTTGGTAAAGTTTCAACCCCAGGCCATCATACACTGTGCTGGTACAAGCTTGGTTGGTCCCAGTATGGCCAACCCTGAAGAGTATTACGAAAACAACTTTGTCAAGACCAAAAAACTGCTGGGTATTGTTCGCCAAGCAATGCCACACTGTAGGGTGATTTTTTCTAGCTCAGCAGCAGTTTATGGTGAACCCATCATGAATCCCTGCCACGAGGTTGATCCATGTGAACCAATTTCGCCCTATGGTGAAAGCAAACGCATGATTGAACTCATGTTGGCCAGTTACCGTCAAGCATACAACATTGACTATGTGGCATTTAGATACTTCAATGCCTGTGGCGCAGATCCGCAAGGCAGACATGGTCAAGAATCCGGAGCCACACACATCATTGCTCGTGTGCTAGAAAGCCTGCGCGATGATCGTGAGTTCGTGCTCAACGGCAATGACTATGATACACCGGACGGTACCTGTGTGCGTGACTATGTTCATGTAGACGACATTGCACAGGCACATGTCATGGCTCTGGATCGTGACACAGTGCCTGCAGGTGTTTACAATCTAGGATCACACACTGGTATCAGCAATGCTGAAATCATTCTAACCGCAGAACGTGTGACTGGACGCAAACTCAAAGTTCAAGCCGGTGTCAGGCGTCAAGGCGATCCAGCCATGCTCACAGCCAGTGCTGAAAAATTTGACAAACTGGTGACATGGCGTCAGTACAGTCTTGATGACATCATCGCACATGCCTGGCAGTGGTATGTTTGAACGAATACTGACGTTTGAGCAGGAGCTGGCCGAATACACTGGTGCTCCCTATGCTGTGATGACCGATTGTTGCACACATGCCATAGAGCTTTGCTTGCGATATCGTCGAGTGCAGCGAGTGCAGTTCACTGCATTCACCTATGTGTCTGTGGTCATGACCATGCACAAACTGGGAATTGATTATGAGTTAGTGCCCGAACGTTGGTGTGGAGAATATCGTTTTTATGGCACAGACATTTGGGACAGTGCCAGAAGACTGGAACCAGGCATGTACCGTGAAGGCCAAATGCAGTGTTTGAGCTTTGGTTGGGGCAAACCAATGTCAGTGGGTCGCGGCGGCGCCATATTGTTGGACAATGCTGAAGACTATCAGGCTTTGTCTCGCATGCGATATGACGGTAGGGATCTTTCTGTATCGCCCTGGATTAACCAACAAACTTTCACTGTGGGCTATCACTATCGACCCACTCCAGAAGAAGCTGATCAAGCCTTGGAAAAATTGCAATGGCTGAGAGCCAATCCAGCCGTGCCGCACTATCACGCCTACCCAGACTGTAGATCCATAGTGATTGAATGATTCTGATTCGCAAGCATGGCCCAGGGGTAATTTGGTATTGGGCACTTCTGATGTATCGCGAGGATCTTGCTGATCCGTTGCGCATACAACAGATCATTGACCAAGATCTTGAACGCAGTGGCGTCACATGGTTAGACCTTTGCACAAACAGGGTTGTTGTGGATTTTAGAGCAGAAGGCCACAACGATTCTGACATTGAATTGTTGATCAAATTACTGCGAGAGCGCGGTGTCAATGATTTCTGTGTGGCGTTCAATGCTGTGGTGGATTGCAGCAAACTAAATTACCGAGCCGAGTGTTTTATCACACACCATGCCGACAGTTACTACTTTTTTACTCGGCAGCGTGATGTACCACAGGATACAAAAACTGATTGTGCATTTCTTTGTCTCATTCGATCTGTTGATGAAACTCGCGCCGTTTTTGCATCGCGACTTTTGCAGTTAAATGTAGACTTGAGACTGAGTCTTGGTGCTGCAACATCTCTCGAGAGATTGACAGATTTTGAACGACATTTTCCGCGTCATACTTTGCCAATCACAGTTGATGGTGTATTGCCCATGACTCATGGACACGAAGATCATGACATTTCCAATCCATTGTTTCGGGGCTGTGTTATAAACATTGTGGTCGAAAGTTCGTGCCAACACGAATCCAATAGATGGCATTCAATTTTTATCACAGAAAAAACTTTCAAGGCCTTTGCCATGTGGCAGATGCCAATTTGGTGGGCAGTTCCCGGTCTGGTTGATTCAGTAAGAAAATTGGGATTTGATTTGTTTGATGATGTGATTGACCATAGTTATGATCTTGAACATGATCAAGACATCAGAATGCAAATGCTACTAGATGAAATCAAGCGTTTGTCTGTCATGAATCTTGCACATATTCGAAACACCATGCGTGATAGATTGGCAGCAAACTGGAACCGATTGGCACAGATAATCGAAGAGCAGCCTGAAAAAAATTATCAGGCCTGGCAACGTTTGATTGGTGAAACAAAATCTCAAGATATTTGACACCAAGATCTAAATATTGTAAAATACAGCATACCTGTAACACTAGGAGACTACATGGTTTACGAAAAAATGTACCAGAGCAGCGACGATGACACTGGTACTTCAGCACCAAAGAAAACATATTTGGCCGACGCGATCCGTGCCAGAATGCAACGCGACAACAAACGTTTTTGGGCAGGTGACAACATCAGTGACTACTTGCACGAAACAGACAAAGAACATCTAATCAATGAGGCAACAGAAGCTTTTGAATTGGTACTGGATAGGTTGTTGATTGATCGTGAAACAGATCCCAACAGTGCAGGCACAGCTCGTAGGCTGGCCAAGATGTATTTCAATGAGATAATGGCAGGTAGATATGAATCAAGACCTGATGCAACTGCTTTTCCCAACCACTCGCAAGAAAGATATGAAGGTATGCTTGTTGTACGCAGCGAGCTTCGTAGCATGTGTAGTCATCATCATCAGCCTGTTAATGGTGTCGCCTATATCGGTATCATTGCGGCCAATAAACTTATCGGTCTGTCCAAATACACACGAATCGCACAGTGGTGTGCGCGGCGAGGTACGCTACAGGAAGAACTGTGTAATGACATTGCCCGAGAAATAATTCGCGCCACTGACAGTCACGACGTGGGTGTGTATATTCAGGCCACACATGGCTGCTGCGAGAATCGCGGTATCATGGCACACAGTTCATTGACACAGACCACTGTGTTAAAAGGTGTGTTCAGTACTGATGCCAGTGTCAAGAAAGAGTTCATGGACAATATCAAGCTACAACAGGAGTTTGCGCCTAGATAATAGTAAATACCCGGCAAAGGAGACCACCATGTCCGACGATGATACACCAAAAATGGACTTGAAAAAATTCAAACCCAAAAAGCCCAAGCTGGCAGTGCCTGAAGAGTTTTTGGACAATGCCAAAAGCTACGACGACAAGTTAGTGCTGGTGAAGTATTTGAGTGAGAAAGAAAAAAACCGGGTAGTGCTGATGTTCAAGAAAATGATAGCGCAAGGCATGGCAGAAAGCAACCGTCGCAAAGGATTGAAATAAATGGCTACATGGACTGTATCAACCGCAGAAAAGAAATCAGTGGAAGAACACGAACTATGGCAAAAGGATGACATGGTTATTCGTGTGATCAACGGATATCGCTGGGGTACTTGGACTGTGGAAACCGAAGACGATAGTCCACCTGAACTGGATCAAACCGAAGGTCCTGGTGCTGATGCTGTGAACATGTATGACTGTGGTTATGACACAGAACTTGTGAGTCTTGACGATGGCTGGTATGGAGACATCATCTGGCCCGACGACATGCCTGAAGAAGAACGCGATCGACTACAAGAGATCTGGGACGAAGACTGGTCGGCCGGTTGGGAAGAAGAAGGTTGGTCACAATACGACACTGAATGCTGGGTTCGCGGTCCTATTGATATCAAAGATCAAGCAGATACTACTGAGAATTAAACAAAATGAACAAGGAACAAGCTCGCGATTTAACGCAAAGTATAATTCAACGTGCTCAGACCATGCGCAGTTTCAAGGTGAAGCTGCGTGTGGATGATGGCTGGTTACCACAAGGTCCAGTGCCTTACAACATACACATCAAAGACGGCGTGGCCACTCTTACAGTGGTGGCCGACAGCATGGAATCTGCTCAACGACTGGCAGCAGATTACATGAAGACCGATGATTGGTGCGACTAAATATTTTCCTCAATAGCGGCCTTCCTGGCTCTTCATCCCGCTTTACAAATTCTGCAGGCCTATGTTAACATTTAATATAGGAGACAACAATGTATCTTGATCAAATCAACCCACCCATAACCTACCGGTATGTGAGTACCAAAGAATATCACGACGCATTTCCATGTGCATACCGTCAGTGGCGAGCTGATAGTCACTGCAACCTAATTCATGGCTATAGTTTTAGCATGAAGTTTTATTTTGGCACAGACAATCTGGATGTTCGTAATTGGGCAGCTGACTACGGCGGCCTCAAAGATCTCAAGCGGATCCTTGAAGATCAGTTTGATCATACCTTGATCGTGGCACAGGATGACCCGGAACTGGAAACATTCAAACTGCTGCAAGAACGGAAAATGGCCAAGATTGTGGTACTACCACGCCTGGGCTGCGAAGGACTGGCTGACCAACTGTACAAGTTTGTGAATGGTGTGTACATTCCCGACATGTGGGGACCAGGAGAAGCAGAAAGACTCTGGTGCTATCGTGTGGAAGTGCGCGAAACACAAAGCAACATGGCTTTTAGAGAAGGTCATAGAGAGTGGAATGAGGATCTATTTGCATGAATGCACAAATTCAAGAAGCACTGGATATCTTGCAAGAAGAGTGTGCTGAGGTCATTGTTGAAGTCAGCAAGTGCCGTAGATTTGGACTAAATTCTGTTCACTACAGTCACGGTATTCCACACAGAACAATGTTGGAGCGCGAACTTGGTGATGTGTTGGCCATGATAGATATCTTGGTAGACCAAGGTGTAATTGATCCTGATGCCTTGGACACCGCCAAAGAACTGAAACGTCAAAAGCTCAGACAATGGTCTAATATATTTCAAACACACAAGGATGTTCAACATGACTAACAAATACAAAATAGCAATTTTGCTGCCCACTCGTGGCAGAACTGATCTCTTGGATCGCAGCATGTTCAGTCTCATTGACAACTGTGCCAATCTTGAACAGGTACAGTTCATGCTGGGGTTTGATCGCGACGACTCAGTGGGCCTGGATCACTTTCGCAACAGTCTAAAAGCCAAATTGGACCAACGCGGAGTCCACTATCGAGCTGTGCAATTCGCTCCCATGGGCTATGTAAACATCAATCGCTATGGCAATGAATTGGCCGAGCGAGCTGATGCAGACTGGTACATGTTTTTCAATGACGATGCTGTGATGGAGACACAGGGCTGGGATGATGTTATTGCCCAGCGCACTGGAGAATTTAAATTACTAGCAGTTCACACACACAACGATCACCCCTATAGTATTTTCCCCATAGTTCCTAAGATATGGATGGAACTGTTGGGCCATCTCAGCCCACATCAAATGATTGATGCATGGTTGAGTCAGTGTGCCTATATGTTGGACATTTGGGAACGTATTGAAGTCACTGTGAATCATGATCGACATGATCTAACCGGCAACAACAAAGACAGCACCTTCAAAGGCAGAATTGCGCTGGAAGGCAAGCCGCATGATCCCAATGACTTTCACCATATCACCTGGACTCAACAGCGCCTTAACGAATGTGAACGTCTGTCACGACACATGGTAGAAATTGGCATGGATATTGATTGGTGGACTCGTGTGAAGTCTGGCGAACAAGATCCCTGGGCCAAACTCAAGGTCAACGATGTAAACGGTCAGATGGTGCAGTACAAAATGAAGATTGATTCTGTCAAGGGTGGTCTCAGTTACGAGTACGAAAATAAATCCCGTGAAGCAATATCACAGCCGGGTTGATTCCACACTGTTGTTGGCCACGGTGCTCAACTCAGAAGCTGACGTCAGAACCGACGCTGCTGGCACTGAAGAAATTCTACAGGCATCTGTAATACCGCTGGCACAGGGTAGACAACTTCGTGCGCACAGACATCTGGCAACACCGCGCAACACTCAGGGCACACAAGAGGCCTGGGTAGTCATGCGTGGTGTGATTCGTGCCGAACTCTATGACATAGATGGCACTCATTGTGACACCATGATGTTGGGTGGAGGTGACTGCATGATTCTCTATCGCGGTGGCCACAGTTTTGAGGTCTTGGAATCTGGTGTGATATTTGAAATCAAAAACGGACCTTATCTAGGTCGTGAATTGGACAGTGAGCCCATATGAAAATCTTAGTTACTGGCCATCGTGGTTTCATTGGCAGTCATGTTGCTGAAAAACTGGAACAGCAGGGCCACGAAGTTGTGCGTCCACACGGTGTTGATCTAACACAGCGTGATGCAGTTTTGAGTTTGCCAGCAGTGGACATGGTCATGCACTTTGCTGCCATCAATCAACCTCAGGCATTTGCAAAACGTCCCTGGGATGTGCTGACCACAAACATACTGTCTACACAATGGTTGATTGAACGTTACCAAGACAGAGTAGAGCGATTTGTTCTGGCCAGTACCAGCGAAGTATATGCTGGCAGTCGTGACTATTATTCTGAACCCATGCCCACACCAGAATCTGTGCCGCTGTGTGTGGACAATCCACAAGATCCGCGTAGCAGTTACGGTGGCAGCAAGATCGCCAATGAGCTGCAAGTCCAGGCCATGCGCAATCAAACCGGCACTGGTTTCAGCATCATCAGATATCACAACATATATGGTCCAGGACAACGCAATCAGTTCATTCCGGACTTTGTGGCACGAGTGGTTGAAAAACAAGACACCACGCTCATGGCTGGCAACAGCACAAGAACCTATCTCTACATTGATGATGCAGTGAAGGCCACGATTGACATTGCAGAGAGCATCGGTTGCTGCAATCAAACCATCAACATCGGTGGTATACAACCCTATACCATACGTGAAGTGGCCAAGACCATTCTGCGCACTCTTGGCAGTGATCTTGAGATACAAGAAGTAACTGGCGGAGTGGTTAGACACCGACAGGGCGATGTGTCATTGGCTCAACACTTGTTCAATTTTGATCCCGTTGTGCACCTTGAAGAAGGAATCGGACGAGTGGTTGAAAAATATTTTGACAAATCGCAATAGCATCTATATAATACAATCAACACTTGAGGACATTCATGAAAACAGCATTCATCACCGGCATTGCCGGACAAGACGGCAGCTATCTTGCCGAACACCTGGTAGAACAAGGCTACAGAGTCACAGGTATCATTCGCCGAAACAGCACTGTAGAACATCAAAAGAATCGCATTGCGGATCTACCAGTTGAAGTAGAATACGGCGATCTCACTGATCAAAGCAGTTTGGAACGTGCGTTACGTATCTTTCAACCTGATGAAATTTACAATCTGGCAGCACAGAGTCATGTGCGTATCTCCAGCGATATTCCGCAGTTTACAGTACAGACCAATGCCCTGGGTGTAGTGAACATTCTTGAAGCATATAAAAACGTTGTGCCCCATGCTAGATTCTATCAGGCCAGCTCTAGTGAGATGTTTGGCAGTTCAGTTGATGCAGATGGCTATCAGCGTGAAACCACTCCCATGCATCCAGTGAGTCCCTATGGTTGCAGCAAGGTGTTTGCCTACAACATTGTGCATCACTACCGCAATGCCTACAAGTTGCATGCCAACAATGGCATTCTATTCAATCATGAAAGTCCACGTCGTGGATCAAACTTTGTCACAAACAAAGTGGTGAAAGGTGCTGTGGAAATCAAACTGGGTCTAGCCACCAAACTGGAACTTGGCAACATGGACAGCTATCGTGACTGGGGACACAGCTATGACTATGTGCGAGCCATGCACCTGATTGTACAGCAGGATCGACCCAACGACTATGTGGTAGCCACTGGTATCACAAGATCTGTTCGCGACATGTGTGATTATGTGTTCGAGAAGTTGGAACTGAACTATCAAGACTATGTGGTACAGAATCCCAAGTATCTGCGTCCTGAAGAGCTGCCTTATCTGCGAGGTGATAACACCAAAATTACAACCGAACTGGGCTGGAAGCCAACTTATACGTTTGACCAGCTCATGGATGAAATGATTGACCACTGGCTCACTGTGTACCGAGCAGAACATGGCAAATAGACTTTTTGCATTTGGGTGCAGTTTCACCAACTACAAGTATTGGACCTGGGCCAATATATTGGCTCACAAGTATGATGCATTTGAAAACTGGGGACAGGCTGGGGCAGGTAATCAGTTCATATTTCATTCCTTCATGGAAGCTGATCAGCGACACCGCTTTGGTGCCGGCGATACTGTGATAGTGTGCTGGACCGATGTCATGCGTGAAGATCGATATGCACAGGGGCGAGGGTGGTTGACACCAGGCAATGTTGGCTGGGCCGACACAGTTTATACCAAAGAGTTCATTGACAGCGGAGTGTGCGAACATGGTTTTTTGTTTAGAGATTTAAACTTGATCAAGGCCGTACGCGATATTTTGCAAAACCGCGCTGGCGTGACCTGGAAGTTCATGTGCATGGTTCCCATAGATAGAGTGAGCGACATGAATCAGGACAAAATCAACAATCCCAAAATTCTCAATCTCTATCATGATGTGGTAGCATGTCTAGGCACAAGTTATCTTGAAGTGCTGGGCGAACATTATTGGGACCGTGATCAGCATCTAAGATTGCGTCATGATCATGGCGGGGTTGATTATCACCCTACCACACAGGAACATCTGCGCTATCTTGACGCAGTATTGCCAGGTTGGGTGACAGATCAAGATGTGCGTAATAAAATAGCACAAAATCCCATGGTGTTTGAACGACGCATGGACGGAACATGTTATGTTGAGAGGTTTGGAGGTCATTAATGAAAATCAAAGTCAGTGAAATATTTTACAGTGCCCAGGGCGAAGGACGATATGTTGGAGTTCCCAGCATATTTCTGCGCACGTTTGGTTGCAACTTTACCTGCAGTGGTTTTGGTTGCGCTCCTGGAGAACGCAGTGTTGAGGCCGACGAGGTTGCCAAACAAGTAGAACTGTACAAAACTTTTGAGGAGCTGCCGTTGGTGAACACAGGCTGTGACAGCTATGCATCATGGCATCCGGCTTTCCGACATCTCAGTCGCAGCTACACAGTGGAAGAGCTGTCTGATACCATGGAACAATTGTTGCCCAACAACACATGGTTACAGCCCAATCAGATGCCGGTACATCTTGTGATCACCGGCGGAGAACCTTTGCTGGGTTGGCAACGTGCTTATCCTGAGCTGTTGAGCTATCTACACGAACGTGGTCTTAGACATGTGACTTTTGAGACCAATGGCACACAAGGGCTCACACCAGAATTTAGAAATTATCTGTACGACTGGCACGGTGAAATCACATTCAGTGTGAGTCCCAAGCTGAGTGTGAGTGGCGAGAAGTGGGAGGATGCCATTCGTCCGGACACTGTGTTTGAATATGAAAATCATGGCGTGACCTATCTCAAGTTTGTGGTTGACAAGCCCGAAGATTTTGACGAAGTAGATCGTGCTGTGGCTGAATATCGTTCACGTGAATTTGCCGGTCCGGTGTTTGTGATGCCTGTGGGCGGCACAGTGTCTGTGTACGACAGCAACAGGTTAAATGTTGCTAACGAAGCACTCCGTCGAGGATATTGGTACAGTCCCAGATTGCACGTGGATCTCTGGGGCAATGGATGGGGGAGATAAATGCAGTTCATTCACAATTTTATCAAAAACAACATACCTCAGCTGGAGATGGCTGGGGTTATCATGCGTATTTTCTGTTTTAGTTTAGTATCATGGTTAGGACCAGCTAGTCCCTTTATGTTGGTTTGGATTGTCAACACTGCTGACGCAATTTTGTTAACCTATTGTGCTATGTTAAAGAAAGACAAGGCTTATACATTGTTAAATGCTTTTTGGATTTTGGTTGGCGTAATTGGCATTGTTAGAGCCGGCGGCTGGATCTAATCTATATTGATGGGATATTTGAAATGTTTGATTGGCTAAAAAAGAAAACTAAACCTGCTGAATCTGCACCCAATCCAGTAGTTACACCCAAGGAACCACGCACAACAGCTCCGCGCAAAAAAAGCGAAAAAGAACTGGCCACCGAACGTGGTGAACCCTATGTGGCGGTGTTGAACATGGATGTTGATCTTGACAATCTGCATCAGGGCGCATTTGAACTAGACTGGAACGATGTGTTTGTTGCCAGACTGGTGAGAGCCGGTTACATGATGAAGCCGGAAGACACTGATGCCGAAATTGTGGATCGTTGGTTCCAAAATGTTTGCAGACACGTGGTGTTAGAGACCTACGAACAAGAAGAAGCCATGCGCAATTCTGGAATCTATGTTCGCACCCGTGATGTTGGCAATGGTCGCAGTGAAGTCAGCTAGAGATGTATTTGAACTGGTGATTGTATCAAACGTTGGAATTCAAGGACAAAACAAAAATGATTTTTAATAGAGTCAAAGAACTAAAATCGCAGGGACTAAAAATAGGAATCACATTCAGTACCTTTGACATGTTGCATGCTGGGCATGTTGCAATGTTGGCCGAAGCCAAAAATCACTGCGACTATTTGATTGCAGGCCTACAAACTGATCCCACTATCGACCGTCCTGACACAAAAAACAAACCTGTACAAAGCATTGTGGAGAGACAAATTCAGTTGACAGCATGTCGCTATGTGGATGAAGTTGTTGTGTACCAAACTGAACAGGATCTAATTGACTTGTTGTTGATACTTCCATTGGATGTGCGTATACTCGGTGTTGAATACGCAGAAAAACCTTTTACTGGAGATTCAGAATGTTACAGTCGAGGTATTCAAATAGTGTTCAACGGCAGAGATCATTCGTTCAGTAGCAGCAGCTTACGCAAACGTGTGGCGCAGGCTGAAACTGTCAAGGCACTGACACAAAAATGAAACTGTATATCAATGGTTGCAGTCACACCGCTGCTGCCGAGGCAGTGTTGCCACATGCGTTTGCCGAAGATGATTGGGATTATCGGCATCTTGGTCGTAGACCACATCCTAAAAACTTCAGACACAGTTGGGCAACTCATGTGGCACAACAGCTTGGGACAGAACTTATTTGCGACGCCGAAAGTGCAGCCAGCAATGATCGCATTGTGAGAACCACGCGGCAGTGGTTGGCAGACAACAGTGATAATTTGGCAGACACTGTCGTGATCATACAGTGGACCACCTGGGAACGGGAAGAATGGCTACACCAAGGCACATGGTATCAGGTCAATGCCAGTGGCGTGGATTCGGTTCCGCCCGAACTGCAAAATCGCTATCGTGAATTTGTGGCTTCTGTGGATTGGTATACCAAAACACGTCAAGCTCATGCTCAAATTTGGGCACTACATCAAGACCTTGAGGCTCTAGGCATACGTCATGTATTCTTCAATGGCCAAAGCACTTTCAGCGAATTGGGTCCAAATGAACAACAAGATTGGGGTGTAAGTTATATCGAGCCCTACAGTGTCCAGCACAGCTACGCAGCGGTTCTTCGCGAAAATGGGCATGAGTTTGCCAATCCCAACACCTATCATTTTGGTGCCTCTGCCCATTGCTTTTGGGCCAAATATGTGCTACAATACCTAGACACTCACAACATTCTGGGAAGCCATGCGATATCTCTTGATTGACACTGCCAATATGTTTTTCCGCGCTCGGCACAGCGCACATCGTGCCGCTGACACCTGGACAAAACTGGGGTTTGCACTGCACGTCACTCTCATGGCTGCCAACAAAGTGGTACGTAGATTCAGTGCCGATCATGTGGTGTTCGCACTGGAAGGACGCAGCTGGCGCAAAGATTTCTACGAGCCCTACAAGAAAAATCGCGCAGTGGCACGAGCAGCCATGAGCGAAGCCGAAGCCGAAGAGGATCAATTGTTTTGGCAAACCTACGACGAACTGTGTCAGTACCTTGCCAACCGAACCAATTGCAGTGTGATCAGACATGAAAATGCCGAAGCCGACGACATCATTGCTCGTTGGATTGCGCTGCATCCTGGCGATCATCACACCATTGTCAGCAGTGACACAGACTTTGTGCAGTTGTTGGCCAACAACGTTGATCAGTACAACGGTATCACTGATGAACTGATTACCTTGGAGGGCGTGTTTGATGCCAAGGGTCAGGCCGTGATTGACAAGAAAACCAAAACTGCCAAGGCCATCCCTGATCCAGCCTGGTTGTTGTTTGAGAAATGCATGCGTGGCGATACCAGTGACAACGTGTTCTCAGCCTTTCCGGGCGTGAGAACCAAGGGCACAAAAAACAAAGTGGGTCTACAAGAAGCCTATGAGGATCGTGACAAGCGCGGTTATGCTTGGAACAATCTCATGCTGCAACGCTGGACCGATCACAACGGTGTTGAACATCGTGTGCTAGATGACTACGAGCGCAATCGCACCTTGATTGATCTCACAGCACAACCTGACACCATCAAGACCGCTGTGGATCAAGCCATACGCGAACAGATCAGTCATCGCGATGTGGGTCAAGTGGGAGCTCACTTTTTGAAATTTTGTGGCAAGTACGAACTTGTCAAACTCAGCGAGTCGGCAGATTCAGTGGGCCGATGGCTGAACGAAACTTACCATGGAGTATTAGATGATAGTGGCCAAGCCCATAGTTGAAAAACAGTATTGGATCTTGAAAAAGGACAATGCCAAGATTGGACAGATTGAAGCCCAGGACGGAGAATACACTGTCAAGATTCAAGGTCAGGTCACACGTTACAAAACCATACGCATGGCTGGTCGAGCGGCCAATATTCAATTTGAAAAACTGGCTCGCAGTAAAAACATAGCCACCAATCAGGTGTATGGATTCGCAGTGTCAGGGCGAATCTTTAATCCGGTATGGGATGTCAAACATCGTATTCCGTTGTTTACCAAAGAAAGCAAAAGCAAGAGTTGGTTTGCTGCCGGCTGGTATTGTGTGCGACAACATCGCAAGTGGAAAACTGTACAGAATCCCAAACTCATTACCTTGCAACGCTATAGCTGGCAAGGTCCTTATCATACCAAGAAAGAAGCAGATGAATCCATTTCGTGATCAAGAAAAATTCATGCGAGCCTGCGATCAAACCGTGGGCGAGTTCAATGAACAGCAATATCAAATGTACTGCAATCTCATTGCAGAAGAATTCAACGAACTTGTGGCCAGCACTACCAAGACCGATGATCTTGATGCACTAATTGACATTTTGGTTGTAACAATTGGTGCCATTCACAGTATAGGTGCTGATGCTGAAGGAGCCTGGCGCGAAGTCATGAACACAAACTTTGCCAAGATAGATCGTGAAACCGGCAAGGTTCGCAAACGCGAAGATGGCAAGGTGTTGAAGCCCTTGGGCTGGGTGGCGCCTGATCTAAAACCCTATGTGAAATAACATGAGCCTGCACATCAATAGATTCATAGACAATCTCAAGGCACACGAAGCTCGCGGACAGCGTGATTTCTCCATGAGCATGCGCGATGCCAAGGACCTGCACGGCGACATAACCAAACTGCTGTTGGCACTGCAAGCTCTCAATCAGCGCCTAGAACAAGCACAGACCGACTCTGTGGTCACAGTAGAACTCACCGGTGGCAGTTTCAAATCTGACTAGATTATGAGATAAATAATCATAGGAGATAATGATGTCAAGACCCAAGCCCACAGTGCTGATTGAAAACACCAACAAGCAGACCTACAAAACTGAACAGGTACTGGCCAGCGAAGGTGTGTGGGCAGTATTCTACGACAACAAGCCCATCAATCTCAAGACCAGTAATCTACTCACCCAATATCCTGGACCCAAGTACAAAAAGGTCAGCTTTAGCAATCCAGGACATGCTCGTAATCTTGCTCGCAAACTCAACACACAGTTCCGTACAGACAAATTCACAGTGGTGTTGTTGACTCAGGGTACGCAAGTTTACCCTGATGCTGGCTAGACACCAAATCACTCAACAGGTCTGGCAACGTCTTCCTGAAGACACACGACCCTCATTGAAACAAGCCATGAGCACCTGGTGGCGTGATGTCAGACGAGGTCACCGCGGAATGAGATTGACCGATCAAGGTCATGAATCATTTCAAGAGGCTGGCTTTGCTTGCTACAGTTTTGATGCGCCCGATGTGTTTTATCCTGGACGTTTGTTGTTGTTGAATCAGAAATTGGATTGTGCTTACCATGTACGTTCAAGACATCAACGAACGCATCTGACATTGTATGGTGAAGAAATGGCAGTGATTTGCGGGCTGTACAACGACTGGCCTAGATTTGTAGAATATCTGCAGAGACTTTAACTCCAACGTTGCCTGGTTTCATCAGGATCATGATTTTCATTGCGTTTGTCACCAATCAGTTCACCAAGCAAATGATAATCAGCTAGACATCTGAATCTGAATCCCTCGGCAATCATAGAAAGGTAACGTTGTTCCCGGGCATCAAACTGTTTGATTTTGGCAATCATGTGTTTGAAAAACACATTTTGTTCTACTAGGCCAAGGTTGTGTTTGAATCTTTCATGATTTTGACTTATAAAATTTTTGGCACGATCAAAATCTCGTAATAGATCTAGATTTTTTTCCACAGCGTAATATGCTCGGTCATAGGGATCACTCATGCGTTCGTAACTGTGGTCAATGATATCGTCAAACACATCAAATCCTAGATCTCGCAGTGATTGTGGAATACCCCAACCGCCCACCCAGATTGGTAAAGTACCTCCGTACATGGCCATGATGGTTTTTTCGGTCTTCAGTGTTTCTCGCTCAAAAAAACTGGGCTCGGTTATAAGACTTACACAACTGGGTTCAAAGATATTTTGTTTCAATAGACCAATATAGTTTTCAACATTCTTGGTTGATCCGTATTGTAGACCCTGGCTCAACAGACGTTCGTGGCCCATAGAAAAATAGTGACTTGGTATGTTTATTTTGGTTTCTAGAATTATTTTTCTATAGTGTGGATTGTTGGTGTGTCGCAGCAGATTGCCAACATTGCGGCTGAATTCAACATCTTGCCAGCACAGAGTATAACAGTAATTTTTTAATTCAAAATGCTCGATCAACAGCAACAAGAACTCTCTGTTGCGTCTAGGCTTATTGATCATGAAATTGAAATTGAATTTTTTGCGCGACCAGTCTGGTACAATACCTTGTGCAGTAAATTCTTTGCATTCAGCCGACAACAGAATAGGCAAATACAAGGTATTGTATTCACTGAGCTGGTCTTCGTGATTCATGTGATCAAACACAACCAGGTGCTTACGAGGATCACATGTGCTGTTTTCCAGTAGAGTCTTGACATGAAAACACTGCTGATCTTCGTCATAATGATGATCGCTTACATAGATGATTTCTGGTTTGGTCAGTATTTCGCCACCGTAGCGATATGTAGGTCCAAAAATTTCAATCATATAAATATTCTATACGCCGTTATTTATGTATTGGAATCATCCGTTAATTCAACTCACCTGGCCCACACACATAGATCCTCTCGCCGATTTGCGCCAGGCAGGACAACACTGTTTGTTTTGGAATCCCCGTTATGACTTTAAATCTGTAAAATCTCAATACAATCTCACAGATTTTTGTAATCAACTCAATAGTATGCTGGCAGCATGGGGTGTGTCTGCTGTTGACCAAGACAATGACACATTGCCCGGCAACCACTATGCTTTTACCAACATGGTAAAATTCAATATCTGGACAGACAATCTGCGCAGGTATGGAAATATAAAACCTTGGTTGATTTTGGACGAAGGCGATGGCACATATTTGGCCGGTACCGGCGACAGCAGGTTGAAATGTCTTGAAATGGTTCCAGAAATAACTCATGTACAGGCATTCATTAGCACTCATCAATTACGAGCACATCTTTACAGTGACCTTGAGCCTGTGACAACCTTGGCTCAATTTGCAACACTGTGTGCTGCCAGTGAGTTTGACCAATTCATGTTCCGCATAGCCGATAAAGCTGCGCCGTATGGACTTTATTGGTACGAACATCAAACCAACAGGACCGCAGCGATGACACCAAGCGATGATGAGGCCTTGAAACTGCTGCGAAATTACTTAAAGCAGCACCCTGATACTCGTGCTACCACAGATTGGTTCAACACAGTCATAGACTGGCAGAGTTACAGCGAGTAGGTCCAATAATTGATTTGCAGACATCTACGCACTTGATCAAATCTTGTGGCAGGATAACTGTGTATGGTTATTGGAGATGGCACAAAGAAAAAACAGCGATTGTCTTTGGCTTCAACCCTAGATCCACCTGACAAGGCCGTGCCTGGATAGAGTTGCTCATGATCAGTATACACCAATGCAGTGAGCCGTTTTTCGGGCTGATCAGGATGTGGTTTAAGATAGAAGTCCCCAATGTCACTTACTACTTCCACTCGCGGAAACAATCCGGTATAATCAATTCCGGTGTGATGTTCAAAATATTGTCGGTAAAAACCTTGATGAAGACTTTGCCAAAGGCTGTGAAGGTGCGGATGTGTGTCGCAATGTGAATCATCAATGAACAGGCGACCGCTGCCCACTCTACGTCCGGGATTTTCTTGCGTCACAGTGTGACGTACAGACTTGACCTCGAACAAACATTCAGGTGTGAGAAAATTGTCCACAATCCAATGACACCAGGGATCAGATTGTTTTACAGTAATGGTAAAAAGTCTGTTGTGCAATTTGTATCCAATCTTGATGACGATTTCCGGTGGGGGCAATGTGCACCGGTAACCAGGCCGCACTGTCATTGGCATGGCCTGCAAAACCCATTTTGGGCAAAATTTCTAAGTTGGGTCGATTGCGACGCCATTGATGTTTGAGCAAGGGCTTGGTTTCTACTCCGACCTTGAGGTGCCACGGCAGATTGAGAGCAAACTTCATGACACGTTGGTTCATGAAAGGATTACGTACTTCTATGCCCCAGGCACCAGCAATGCGGTCTTGACCAGGAGCATCCATGCCAACAACCTGATACCAATAATCCATGAGCAGTGTGGCCTGACAAGCATCGCCGTCGTAACTGTCCAAACACTGTGACCATAGTTGATCGTGGTCGTGACTGCTGTAAGGACTGTGACTGCCATGCTGATCATACACAAGGTCATGATAGACATCATAACCACCAAACAGTTCGTCAGCAGCCAAGCCAGTGAACAGAACTCTAGTTGAACAGGCCTTGGCCACTGCCCATTTACCCACAAAACTCCATGACTGTGCTGGCATGCGAGTGCTGCATATGAGTTCTTGATACAGACTGGCCCAGTGTTCAGGATCAATGTCAATCATGACAAGACTTGTGAGCTGACTGGATGACAAATAATCCCTGGCACGAGTTATCACTGGATCTTTGTTGGTTATGTTCACTGCTATGAGATCAAGCGCAGGCAATGCATCCATGATCATGGTACTGTCAATCCCAGCACTGTAACTGAGCGAAGCAGCACAGTGTGGCTGAATTTCATCAATCACTTGACGCCATGTCAAATCAAATTCCTCCTGTGCTTCAGCCATGGACATGGTTGTAGGCCGAATCCAAGACCATACTGAATCTATCATGATCTGGGCAGTACCGTCACGATAAAGCTGACCTGGTGTTATTCTCTCAATGCCGCGCCAGGGTGTTTGTTGCAGCATGGTCCAGCATTTGTTGACATAGGGCACTGATTCTGTCTGTGTCTGGATGTAGGCAAGAATGGCAGTGACTTCACTGGCTACAATCAATATGTCTTGATCCTGGTACTGATACAACACACGTTCGCCCTGTGGATCAGTGGCATAGGTGAATGACCCATTGTTGTACAACGCCCAGGCCCAGGGTCCTGTGAAATCTTTGAACCGGTTCACATCATCACGAGCAGCTCTATAAGCCACATCAATATCGCTGGCAGCAGGACCAAATTGGCGATAGTTGTAGATTTCGCCGTTGAAGGCAAAGAAGTCGCTGCGATGGGTGTGATAGAAACTGTCACTGCCAGTGATATGCAAAACTGTCTGAGCAATAAATGTGTGATCAGTGTAGTGGTAGAAGGAGAAATCAGGTCCGCGTGATTCTATGGTTTCCAGTGCCGCAAGATGTTTGGCCAAAGGAATTTGATGTTGACTACGAACCAATAGGATTCCGCACATTATGCAGTCGCTGCCTGGTATTGGGACCACCATTGTTCAAGGTCCCTGGGCCACTGTTGACGCATTGTGACCAACAGTTGTTGATTGTGAATAGCAGCCTGTTGAGCTCTCTTTGGGTTAGGTGCGCGACTCACGGTTTGTTGCGCACATTTGGCAAACTGTTTGATCTTGTCATGGTAGTCAACCACAGTATCATAACTGTGATCAATCTCATCGTCCTGTAGATCAAACCCTAGGTCACGCAAAAACTTCACAGATCCTCGTCCAGCATAGACCACAAACGGCGCTGGAGTTTGCAAGGCTCGCCAGGTTTTTTCGCTCAAGGCCACAACATCACGGCCGGCATAGGTTTCCATGACCACATTGAGTCTGGCTTGTACATGTACCTGTTCTACCGTGAGTTCATGATTGCGCACTGGCATTAGGTTGGCCCAGTAATCAAAACGATCATGATTGACATGATCTTGGTATCTATCAAAAGTGTCACGCAGCTGATTGGGTAATTCTGCACGATGTGTATGGTCAAGACAGTTGAAGTTTACAAGATCCTGATCCGGATCAATCATTTCGCACAGTACACTGATGCGCAAAGGGTCAATGCGATTCACACAAAATCCAAATCGCTGTGTGGGCTGCCAATCGTGCTTATCGGGCTCATAGGCATAGATGCCAAAAAAACTGTTGGGCAGGCGCAGAACCGGATAGGGCACATCAACTGTGAGCCAGTTGTCTGTGACCACCGTGGTGTTGTGATCAAACATTTTGGCGACAGGTAGAGTGGTATCACCGCAGGTGAAAAAATCATCTACCAAGCACTGAATAATTTGGCGTGAACCACGTGTCCAAATTTTGTGCAGTGGGTGATGTCCAGTGTACCCTTGTTGCTGCATGTACTGGGCCATGCGGTCCATGAGGTTGTTTTCCTGCTCAATGCATTGAGTCTTTTGGAAAATTTCTCCCTGATATACGTCTTTGAAACTGATTGTCATTGCCATACTTATTGCTTGAAATTCGCAAGTATGCTATTATAGACTTGATGCCAAATTGTCAAGGCCTGTTTGATCTGGAGTAAATTATAGTACCAAACAGGGAGGATATATGGTAAAAAAAGCAGCAGCTAGTACATCAGGCAAGAGTCATGTCAGTACCCCAAAACGCACTTGCCAGGGCGGACGTAGACCCAAAACATCAAGCATGAACAAAAGTCTGCGTCGTGGTTACAAACGCAATCGAGGACAAGGAAGATGAAAACACTCAAGCTGGATTACGATCAGTATGTTGGTTTGGTCAACAACATCTGTCGTGAAATTGCCAACAGCGACTGGCGACCCGACTACGTGGTAGGAATCACCCGTGGCGGGCTGTTGCCTGCTGTGATGATCAGTCACTATTTGAATGTGCCTTGCGAAACTCTCAAGGTCAGTCTGCGTGACGGCAGCCAAAGCGAAAGCAATCTCTGGATGGCGGAAGATGCTTTTGGTTATGTGCCCAAAGATCAACGTGACGAGTCAGGCACTGAAACTGATCCAGCCTTGAGAAAAAACATCTTGTTGGTGGACGACATCAACGACACCGGAGCCACACTGAATTGGATCATAAACGACTGGCCGAGTGGTTGCTTGCCTGAACATTCGGCCTGGCGTGCGATCTGGGGTCGCAATGTGAGAACAGCCGTTGTGGTTGATAATCTTGCCAGCCAAACCAATATGCCAATTGCTTATTCAGGACGCACCATAGACAAAAGCAAAGACGATGTCTGGGTTGAATTTCCCTACGAGCAGTGGTGGTTATGATTGAACTGAGATGGCTACGCCGACACACTGGCAGACAAATCATTAACCGTTACGGACTGGATGCTGAAGAAGTAGAAACTGTACTTCAGTACCGACAACAGATTGACCCAGAATGGTCACCCTGGTGTGATGTTGACACTGAAGATGACAACAGCCCCAATGCCAGTAAATACTATATAAAAAGGAGTGACATGGAATTTTTACCAGTTTTAGAATTGATTGATCGCCTGTGCATTGCACGAGTCAAACACGAACGTACCGCAGGATCCAACCAAGACGAGTTGGATTGGTACGAAGCCAGATACAAAGAACTTGTGAAACAGTTGAACGCAAATCAAATCACGCAATTGCATCACGACATTGCGGAAATCACACGCATACACAACACCATTTGGGATCTAGAATGGCAACTCAAATCTGGTGTAGAGCAACAGTTGACCTTGGAAGAAATTGGTCGCCGAGCCATTGCAATTCGCGACAACAACAATCGCCGAATTGAATTCAAAAACAGCATTGCTGCTCTGTTCGGTCTCAAGATGAGAGAAATCAAAACCGACCACCTCAGCGACAAAGAACGACTGTTTGACAAAAATACCGAGTTGTCTTAAAATACAGTTCTGGGCCGGAAGCATTTTAGGTATATGCGTCCGACTCATAATCGGGGGATAGAGAGTTCGAATCTCTCCCGGCCCACCAGTTCTAGCAATGACATCAAAAAGCCTTGATTATGATCGGTATCAGGCGTGGTACCATCCTGGTATTGAATTATCACAACTACAGCCCGGACTAACCTATCAACAGGCTTGTGACAGACTCAACAGTTTGATTTTGTCTCATGGCATGAACATTGCACAGTGGCGAGATCCAGGTGATCATAGCACAGCGGCCAGATTGATCAGAGCCAACTGGATATACCACACCTTGGATCGGTGTCCAATACGAAAACCAATATTGGTAATGCCCAATCAGCGCGGATACCAAATACTGTGTGGTGACACCAGATACATGGCAGTGTCTCATCGTACACCTATGGCCACAATGGCAGTGATTGCAGTGGTGCCCCAGCAGGCTCAAGCACACAACTGGACCGGTTGGTATCCTATCAAAAATGATCATGAGCTGCTGTCCTTGTGTGGCCTGGACACAGAAACTGGTCAGATACATTTTGGCTGCTCACAGGAGTACGGACCATGGCTGGAAATTGGCGACCACACCACTGTGGCACACATGCATGACCCAGTGCAGCGCCAAGCAATCATGCAAGATTTCTTAAATAGTCAGGACAGTGGTTTTAGATTTAACCATGCCTGGATCGCTACCAAACTGCCTGGACTTGACAAATATTATGCAGTGTGTTAGCATACAAGTCTATTCAATAATTCTGGCGTTCGTTCAACGGATAGGACAACAGTCTTCTAAACTGTGAATGGGGGTTCGATTCCCTCACGCCGGACCACATTTACCAAAGCACTCACGTGCAGCCACAGGAGACAGACTATGAAAGACATTGTTGGCAATGACATAACTGAAAACTGCGCGGTAGTTGTGGCTCACAACGGTAGAATAATTCTGGGTCGTGTTACCACTTTGCATCAACACAGCGACAGTGTGACTGTGACACCTATACACAGCGACTCTGGTGGCCGAAGAGAGGCTCCCAGCATGAAACCGTTTCGTAGAGCAGAATACAATGTGTTTGTGATCAACGATGGAGAAATGTTGGTGGCAGCTCTCAAAAGCTTTACAACCATTGTGGATCATGACATGGAATTGGATCGCAAATTGTGGCGGGGGGAACTGGATGAGCAAGATCAGTAGCAGTCCTGACCGTGGCACCTTTCAATTGAAAAAACTAGAAGAACGTGCAGAACAGGGCAACACCACGCAGCAGCATGTGGAAGAGATGACTGATCTCTACGCTACCTGGGCCGAGCAGCGGCGTGCGCAGGAAGCCAGTCCTGAGTGGCGCGAAAACAATCTAGAGTGGGATCTTCGCAGCACTGACTGGATCTTGGTCAAGGCTCGCAGCAGTAGTGTGTATGCTCAAAATCTCTATGCGGCTCTGTGCAACAATGATTTTCGACGCAACGAAGTTTGGCCACTATTGAAAGATCAAACCTGGAGTTGCAGTTGGCGTTATGCTGGCGGCATCATAGCCGACATGCTGGGTGCCGGGGACTACATTGACTGGTACTGTTCAGGCATCATGGATCTAGGTGCGCCTGACAATGGTTTTGTACCAGAAATGGTTGTGACTGATGAAATTCGAGAAGATCTGTTTCGCCTGGGTTGGATCGTGGTTGAACCGTCAGATGACAGCTAAATATGTCACCACGTGAGGTAATGATATGAAAATTTTGAAATTCTATGCAGATTGGTGTGCGCCCTGTCGATCACTCAGTGACACAGTTGAATCAGTGCGTGATCAAATTGCTCTAGCAGTGGACGAGATCAACATTGACACTAACAGTGCTCGTGCTGTGCAATACAATGTGAGAGCAGTGCCCACAATGATCATTGTGGACGACAGCGACACAGAAATTAGACGCCACAGCGGGCACATGACCGCTGATGAATTGTTGCGTTTTGTACGAGTATGATCGAGGGCATGATGAGTTATAAAATTGGCGAAGCAATATATTGGGGTCTGGTAGCAGTGTTTATTGCTACTGTAGTGATACTGACTCTGTAAGTTATTGTTGTATGAAGTAGAATGAAAGGTGTTCTGGACGCGGGTTCGACTCCCGCCTGGTCCACCAAAAGCATATTCTTTGAGGTCTTGGTCGTTACCTGCGTAGCAAAAACGACGACAGAATGTGCTTTTGATGGGCCAGACATGGTTTCGACAGGGTGACGAGTAAGGATATGGACAACACGGTAGGCGATGACCGTAAATCAAGCAAAAACCATAACTGCAAACGCAGCTAATGATGAGGTATACGCTCTAGCAGCGTAATCTCCGGGGTTGACCACCTTGTTACCCAATAGTCTAAATGGCACCTTCGGGTGCCATTTTCGCTTAAATACTGGGTATAGAAAGGCTGCTATGATCGCTGAAATCATTATGTGGGGTTTTTTCTCCGCCATTGGATGGTGGGGTGCGCAAAAATTGGTAATTGAACGGCTAGATCCGCCCCCGGCTGTGACACAACCTGCTGCCAGTCGCGAAGACATCAAAAAATAATGCCCACCATGGCTCTGTTTTTGCACCAACCGCGCTGTTCGGTACAGAGCGGCAACGGCATCATACAGGCCCTGCATCCCGACTTTAGATTCAAAATCTTTGCCCGTCAAGAAATAGAAGCTGATTTTTTTGACGATGTTGACATTGTGTGTTTCCCGGGTGGCATTGGCGACAGCGATAGTTTTGATTCTGTGATGCGTCACAACCGCAAACTGATCATGCGATATCTACGCCAGGGCGGACGCTATCTTGGCATCTGCATGGGCGCATATTGGGCAGATCAAGACTACTTCAACATCTTGAGCGGTGTGCGGGTCATGCAGTACATACGTCAGCCCGGCACTGACACTCGCAGACCTCATGCCAAACACATGCCGGTTCGTTGGCGCGGCAATGACACACACATGTATTTTTACGATGGCTGTACTTTTGGACCAGGGGTGTATCACACTGTGGCCACCTACCAAACCGGTTGGCCCATGGCCATCATACAGAATCGTGTGGGCTTGATTGGTTGTCATCCTGAGGCTAATCAGTTCTGGTACCAAGATCACAGCTGGATGCGTCGTCGTTGGCAGCACAGTCAACATCACCTACTGCGTGATTTTGCTCACAGCCTTTTGGAGACCTAAAATGTATGCCATGATAGTGGTAGTGATAGTGGGCCTAAATCCGGCCTACAGCAAAGTGGGAGGTTCAGCCGAATTTCGTTTTGCTGACCGAGAAAGCTGTCTACAGGCCCAAGAACAAGTCAAACGCAATTGGCAGATTGAAAATCATCGAGTCATGGCCAGTTGCATCTTCAAGCCACGTTGATCTGGCAAAATATATTACAAAAAATTGGCATTTTTAATGACTTTGTAACACGCATGTAACATACCTGTGTTTAAATAATCGTGCAGGACACAATTATTTTCTAGGAGGAATACGTGCGTAAATTACTTGCAATGACTCTGCTGGCAGCAGCAGGTCTAGTGTCAGCAGCTGAATTCACCGGCGCTGGTGCTACATTTCCATTTCCAATCTATGCTAAATGGGCCGAGGCCTATAAAGCGCAAACTGGTATTGGTCTCAACTATCAATCAATTGGATCAGGTGGCGGCATTCGTCAAATCAAGGCCAAGACAGTAGACTTTGGCGCAAGTGATATGCCATTGAAAAAAGAAGAACTGGACAAAGAAGGTCTTGTACAATTTCCAGCCATCATTGGCGGAGTAGTTCCTGTATTCAACCTAGATGGCGTTGATGCAGGCAAATTAAAATTAACACCAGATGTTATTGCCAACATTCATCTTGGCAAAATCAACAAATGGAACGATAAAGCAATCGCAGATCTAAACCCAGGTGTCAGTCTGCCTGCTATTCCTATCGTGGTAATTCATCGTGCAGATGGTTCCGGAACCACATTTATCTGGACCAACTTCTTAAGCAAAGCCAATGCTGATTTTGCTAAAGGTGTTGGCGAAGGCTCAGCTGTTAAATGGCCAGTGGGCGTAGGCGGCAAAGGTAACGAAGGCGTTGCAGCACAAGTACAACGTATCAAAGGTGCATTTGGATATGTTGAATACGCATTTGCAAAGAGAAACAAGATTCCTTACGCTGCATTAAAAAATCGTGATGGTAACTTTGTATTGCCAGATGATGGCACATTCAAAGCAGCAACAGCCAATGCAGATTGGGCAAATGCTCCTGGCATGTATTTGTTGCTGACTTGGCAGACAGGTAAAGATGCTTGGCCAGCCACAGGTGCTAGTTTTATTATCATGCACAAGCAACAAGCAGACACACTGACAGGTCGTGCAGTTCTCAAATTCTTCGACTGGTCATATAAAAATGGCGGTCAAATGGCAGCAGACTTAGAATATGTTCACATGCCAGCTGATGTGATCAAACTGGTGCAGGAAAACTGGAAGAAGGATTTCCGTGGTCCAGACAGCAACCCAATCTGGAAGTAATCAACTTGACAACCGTTGGCATTTGTGATATAATGTCAACGGTTATTTTATGAGGACACAATGAAAACAATTACCAAACTAGCACTGGCCATGACCTTGGCCGTGGCTGCTCCTGCTTATGCAGATGAATATATTGACACACTGAACATCCTGCGGGACAAAGGTGTGTTGACTCAAAAAGAGTATGATGCCAAAGTCAAAGCCCACGAAGAGAAATCAGAAAACAAACGATTCGCGGAACAAAGAATTGACAAGGACCTCCGCGAAAATTTCAACTATCGTTTCGCAAGAGCCAATGACGGATCAGTCACTGAAAACGGACTTGGACTCAAGTCAAAAGATGGCAACAACACTGCCCAGTTTACAGGTCGACTACACATGGATTATCGTCAGTACGACCCCGCTTATGGTACAGGTCAAACCACAGATTCGTACCAGAACCTAGCAGAAATTCGTCGTGCTAGATTTGGTGTGCGTGGCCAGTTCCAGAAAGATTTCAAGTACGAATTGGTAGCCAACCTAGGCAACGATGTAGGCGCTTCCAGCACCAGCACAGTGATGGACGTGGCTTATGTGAACTATGCTGCCAATCCTGAAATGCAGTTTCAGTTTGGTTTGTTCAAAATGCCGTTCAGTCTTGAACAATTGACCAGCTCAAACAACATTGACTTCATGGAGCGTAGCTTGATTGGTCAAAACGACAGCGAGCTGATTCCAGGCAAAGAAACTGGCTTCATGGTGCACGGTGTGCCACGAGCAGGTTTGACTTATGCTGTGGCAGCAAGTCGTGGCAAAAGCAACAAGGATGCTGTGAGTGACAACTTTGACTACATTGGTCGTGTCACCACCAACATTGCAGAACTGCAGGGCAGCAAGGCATACATTGCGCACCTAGGAGCTGCATACAGCATAGGCAATATCAAAGGCGGAGTCACTCCTGCCAGTGGCAGAACCGAAGCAAGATCACAAAGTGCTTTCTTTACAGGTTCGGCATTGAGTGGTGTTACCGAACGCACTCGTCAGGGACTAGAAGCAGCCGTGGCTTATAACGCTGCCAAGGTACAGGGTGAATATTTTGTATTTAAATACGATCCCACCACTGGCACTGAGCAAGAAATCAAAGGCTACTATGTTCAAGCAGTTTACAACCTAACCGGTGAAAGCTACAACTACAAAGACGGCGCTTTCAGTTCACTCAAGCCCAACAATCCTGTAGACAAAGGTGGTCGTGGTGCATGGCAGATTGCTGTTCGTGCCAGCGAGTTTGACGCAGTACCAATCACAGTGGCCACAGGCAAAACCAATCGTGCCACTGCAATGACTTATGGTGTGACCTGGTTTGCAACTGACAATGTTCGCTTCATGCTGAACTATGTTGACACCAAGTTTGATGCCTTGGTTGGCAGCTCTGGCAGCCGTGTGAACGGTGACCGTGCTGTGATGTTCCGCAGCCAAGTTAATTTCTAAAACAATGCTGCGAAGAAAAAAGGCACTGCGGTGCCTTTTTTACTGGCTTGTAACAAAACGGTAACACGGCTTTACTTAAATAATATTATGGCTAGAGACTATCGCAGCATCTTTATCAGTG